AATGTCATTAAAAAAAATAAAGAAACTAAAGAAGCTATTTTAAAAACTATAGATAACGTAAAAAAAATATTTAAAAATTAATGGCAGACCCTAAAGTAGGAACGGGTAAAAAACCTAAAGGTTCTGATAGAAGATTATATACAGATGAGAACCCTAAAGACACTGTCAGCATTAAGTTCGCTACAGTCCAAGACGCAAAAGCAACAATCGCTAAGGTTAAAAAAATTAATAAACCTTATGCTCGTAAAATTCAAATACTTACCGTGTTGGAACAAAGAGCAAAGGTAGCAGGTAAATTAGAACAAGCAAGATTAGCAAAAAAAGCAAAAGAAGAATTAAGGAGAAAACATCGTGGCACTAGCTAAATCACAAAAAAGTTTAAAGTCTTGGACCAAACAAAAATGGAGAACCAAATCAGGTAAACCATCAAACAAGACAGGTGAAAGATATTTACCCAGTGCTGCAATAAAAAGTTTATCCCCTGCAGAATACGCAGCTACAACAAAAGCAAAGCGTCAAGGAACAAAAGCAGGTAAACAGTTTGTGAAACAACCAAAGAACATCGCAAAAAAAACGAGAGCCTATAGGAGGGTGACATGACAAAAATAAAAGACATGATTATGGAAAAATGGAATGGCTTAAACAAAAAAGGTAAAATGTTTGTAGCCTTCATAGCATTAGTAATACTATTAGCTATTATTCAAGGAGTAGCATAATGATATCAACAGTAGTAAAATTTATAGCAGCATTTGGTGTTAATAAAGCTATTAAAAAATTTGGTAAAGTTTTAGTAGATAAAGCTAGAACATTTATGAAAAAAAACCCTAACACGGTTGCAAAAATGAAATCTAATGTAGAACAAACACCAGTAGAAAAATTACCAATGTTTAAAAAGTTAAGTAATAGATATGTTAGTGAAGGCGTTGATTTTAGTGGATTGAATAAAGGGACTGATATCACTAAAGGTATGATGAAAAAATAATGACAAAATCTTTATCATCTAAGCAAAAAAAAATAGCAAATCAAAGCCCTCCTTATGATAAAATTACAGGAGAAGATTTTCAAACTTTAAAAATGAAAAAAGGTAACGACATATCAAAAAATATGTTTGCTAAAAATAATGGCAATAGCAAAAAGAGTACGTAATAAAAGTACAGGTAGAAATTATAAGAAGGAATATGCTTCTTATCAAGGTAAACCTTCTGCCATTGCTAAAAGAGTTTCTAGAGACACTGCCCGTAGAGCAATGCAAAAACGGGGAATAGTTAAAAAGGGAAGTGGTATGGATGTTGACCACAAGGATGGTAATCCTATGAACAACAATAAAAAAAACTTACGAGTAGTAAGTAAATTTAAAAATCGTTCCTTCGCTAGGAACAAAAACGGAGGAAAAAAATAATGCCAGTATTAGCAGTAGCAGCCATACCTACAGTCGCTAGTTTCTTAATGAGAATGGGAGCAACAAAAGCAGCTAAAAAGTATGCACCTAAATTACTTAAACAAGCAAGAGCGTATATTAAAAAAAATAAATTAATATTATCAGGAAATAAAGTTATAAAGCCTAAAAAAGGTAGTATTAAAACAGTTAGACCTACAAACAAAAAACCAACAACTAAAAAGGATTCTTTTGATGAAGCATTAAAGAAAAAAGAAGGTGCAGCTAAATTTAATAAACTTAATAAAACTGTACAAACTAAAAATCCTAAAATTAAAACAAAAAATAAAATTAATAAAGCACCTAAAGCGTATGTAGATAAATTTGGTAATCCTCATAGAACAGCAGCAGGAGCAGATAGAGCAAATAAACTTAATAAAAATCCTAGAATTAAAACAAAAAATAAAACAAAAAATAAAAAGAAAAATAAAATAGATGATACTAAAACAGTAACTAATGTTAATAAAACTCCTGTAGTTGCTCCTAAAATTAAAAAGGTAGCAAAAATAGGAGCAGGTTTAGTTCTTGGAGGATTAGCAGTTGACCAAGCTTCTAAAGTTTTAAGTAATATGGGTAAAACATCAGATAGTGGACCTTCTACTTTTGCTGCTGCATTTAAAAAAGCAAGAAAAGAAAAAGGACCTAACTCTACATTTACTTACAAAGGTAAACAATATAGTACTGTTACAGTAGACCAATATCAAAAAGCAGGTTTTAATAGTCTTCGTGAATACTTAAACGCTCAAAAAAAGAAGTAATGGCTTTATCAGACGCAGAAAAAAAGAAAAACTTTTTAAAAAAACATGGATTACCTAGGTTTAATTCTTGTGTGTTGCGTTCTGAAGGTGGTAAAAAAGGAAAAGTAGGTATTTTAGTAAACGGAAAACCTAAATTAATACGTTTTGGTGATGCTTCTATGGGACATAACTACTCTCCTGAAGCTAGAAAGTCTTTTAAAGCTCGTCATGCAAAGAATATTGCTAAAGGTCCTACTAGTGCAGCTTACTGGGCTAACAAATGTCTGTGGGCAGGACCTAGTGGTAGTAAAAAATCACCTCCTAAAGGTCAAAAACACAGAAAAGGATAACAATTTTAATGACAAGTAGTTTATATGTGTGTATAATAAAGGATAAGTGTTAAAAAATATGTTTAACATTGATAAACCTAAAAAAACAGAACTTTCTGACCAACAAAAAAAGTTTTTAACAGTATTGTTTGGTGAAGCTAATGGAAATGCTAAACAAGCTGCAGAAATAGCAGGATATTCTGAATTTTATTACCCTGATTTAGTAAAAAATTTAAAAGAAGAAATAATTAATAGAGCAGAAGAAATATTAGCAGCTCATTCACCTAAAGCAGCATTAGGAATGATAAATGCTTTAGATGAAGATGGTTCTACACCGGGTGTTAATATTAGAATGGAAGCAGCTAAACAAATTTTAGACAGAGTGGGCGTTTCTAAGAAAGAAAGAATTGATATGAATGTCAAACAAGCGACAGGAATTTTTATTTTACCCCCTAAACATGGAACAACAGGAACAACAGAATAATTATCAAAAGCGTAAAAGACGAGCAAGAGTTATACCTTTTGGATATACAGTTGATGAAAGTAATCCTGAATATTTAATTCCTATTGAATCAGAATTAGATGCATTACAAGAAGCAGAAAAGTATTTACAAAATTGCTCGTATAAGGAAGTTGCAGAATGGTTGATGAGAAAGACAGACAGGAAAGTAACGGGCATGGGATTACGCAAGATTCTAATGAGAGGTTGGTAGAACCTCCAAAACCTAAAGCAAAAGGTAGAAAAAGAAAAGTTGCTACTCCTAAAATATCAAGCTCAGTAGCTAAAGCAAAAAAATCTGCTACAGAGTCTTTAACTAACTCTTACAAAAATTTAGAGAAAGCTAGAGAAAAGTATAAAGCAGAACAAGAAAAGTATAAAAATAAAAAAGAAAAGTTAAAAGATTTAGACAATGCTTTAGAAGGAAAAGTTTCTACAGTTTTAGAAACAACTCAAATTGAAGAGACTACTCCTAGTATACAAAAAGTTTTAAAAGAACGAGAGGTTATATTTGAACCTAATGAAGGACCTCAAACAGAATTTTTAGCAGCACCTGAACGAGAAGTATTTTATGGTGGTGCAAGAGGGGGTGGCAAATCTTATGCGTTATTAATTGACCCATTAAGATATTGTCACAAATCTGCTCATCGTGGTTTATTTATTAGACGTACGATGCCTGAACTAAGAGATATTATTAATCATTCTCTTAATCTTTATCCTAAAGCTTATCCCGGTGCTAAATGGAGAGAGCAAGAAAAAGAATGGAGATTTCCTTCAGGTGCTAGAATAGAGTTTGGATATGCTGAGAACTTAACTGATGTACTTCGTTACCAAGGACAATCTTATACTTGGATTGGAATAGATGAATTACCTCAATATCCAACCGAAGATATTTATAATTTTCTTCGGTCTTCTTTAAGAAGTGTAGACCCTAATATACCAGTATATATTAGAGCAACAGGTAACCCCGGAAACGTAGGTTCCCATTGGGTAAAAAAAATGTTTGTTGAACCCGGAGAACCTAATGAAGCATTTACTGTAGCTATCCCTACAATGGCAGGAACTAAATCAATTACTAGAAGATTTATTCCTGCAAAATTACAAGATAATCCTTATCTAATGCAAACAGATGATTATCTTATTATGTTATCATCTTTACCTGATGTACAACGTAAACAATTTTTAGAAGGGGATTGGGATGCTTATGAGGATTCTAGTTTTCCAGAGTTTTCTAGAGAAGTCCATGTATTAGATAATTTTGAAATACCTAATAACTGGATGAGATTTAGAGCAGCAGACTGGGGATATAGTTCACCTGCTTGTTGTTTATGGTTTGCAGTTGACCATGATAATGTAATGTATGTGTATCGAGAATTATACACACAAAAAATTACAGCAGATGAATTTGCAAAACAAGTTATAGATTTAGAGTATGGAGAATATATTAGATACGGTGTATTAGATTCTTCTACTTGGGCTAACAGGGGAGATGTTGGACCTAGCATAGCAGAAACAATGATTAAAGAAGGATGTAGATGGAGACCATCAGATAGAAGTCCTAGAAGTCGTGTAAATGGTAAGTTAGAAATACATAAAAGATTAAAACTAGATGAAGATACAAAAGAACCTACTTTATATATTCTTAATAGTTGTAAAAATTTATTAAGAACATTACCTATGTTACCCCTTGATAAAAATAATAGTGAAGATGTAGACACTAAAGCAGAAGACCATGCTTATGATGCACTAAGATATGGATGCATGAGTAGACCTGCTCACCCTCATAGTTTACAAACTCATTCTCCTTTATCAAGAGAACAAAAGTTTAAACCAGTGGATGAAGGATTTGGATATTAAAAGTAAAATTAAAATAGGATATAGAAATTACTCTTTAGAAAAAAATGATAGAGTATGGAATAAACAAACAGAATCCTATGGTCAGTTTCTTTCTAAAGAAGGTATAATATGTTTATCTTCTGAAGAGGATAGTATATCACAAGCTAATACATTAATACATGAGGTACTCCACGGTATCGTGTATCAATGGGGTTTAGAATCAGAGCTTGATGATAAAGAAGAACGAATTGTTAATACTCTATCAAATGGTATAACAACAGTTTTTCGAGATAACCCGTGGATGTTAAACTTTATAAAAAATAAAGTTGAGGAGGAAAAAAAGAATGATGAAAAAAAGTGAAATGAGCAAAGAAATCAAAACTGAATTAGGTACAACTTACAAACAAGGTGAGTTAGGTTCTGCTGCTGATGGTGCTGTAAAAAACAGTCTATTAACACAGGGCGGTGCATTTCCTGCCGATGCTTATGCAGAAGGCAATGTAGCATATCCTAAACAAAGTAAATCAGAAGTTGATGCATCTATACTTAAAAAATATTCTCAAGGTGACCTTGCAGAATAATAATTAATGGACAAAACGAACGATATAGAAACAGGCGTTGATACTACAGCATCTCTTAAAGACGAAGAACAAGAGATATATGGTTTAGGTGCATTAGTAGAAGAAAAATTTAAGTTATCTGAAGACGCAAGATTATTTGACGAAAAAAGATGGTTAAGAGCTTACAGAAACTATAGAGGAATCTATGGTCCTGATTTAGCTTTTCGTGAAAACGAAAAATCTAAAGTATTTGTTAAAATAACTAAAACAAAAGTTTTAGCTGCTTATGGTCAGATAACAGAAGTTTTATTTTCTCAAGGTAAGTTTCCTATTGGTATAGAACCAACAACTATACCAGAAGGAGCTTCAGAATATGCACATTTAAAACCTGATGGTAAAAGTCAGCAACCTGAAAATCCTTATGGTTATCCGGGTGATGGTAAAGAAATAAAACCCGGAACAACTATTAACGAAATTTTAGGTGGTCTAAAAGATGAATATGGTTCGTTACCTTTTGAAGATGGTCCTGCACCGGATTTAAAATCTATGCCTCAGTTAGAACCTGCAAAAATAGCATCTGAGAATATGGAAAAAGTAATTCATGACCAATTAGATGAATCTTTAGCTTCTACTGTATTACGACATATTATTTTTGAAATGACGTTGTTAGGCACAGGCATTTTAAAAGGTCCTTTTAACTATGAAAAAAAATTACATAGTTGGGACAGTGAAGATGATACAGATGAATTATTTTATAATCCTAAAACAAAATTAACACCAAAAATAGAAGCAGTTAGTTGTTGGGATTTTTATCAAGACCCTAATGCAACTTCTATTGAAGATTGTAATTATGTTATTCAACGACATAAACTTACAGCTTCAGATATGAGAGATTTATTAAATAGACCTTTCTTTAGAGAAACAGCTATTAGAAATTGTATTGCATCAGGCTCAAACTATGAACAAAGAAGCTATGAAACGGCTTTGTATGATAGAGAAAATCAATCAGACTACAATCAAGATAGATTTGAAGTGTTTGAGTATTGGGGAAAAATGGATGCTAATCTTGCAGAAGAAGCAGGTTTAGAAGTTAACCCTGAAGAAGTAGATGTACTAAATGAAGTAGATATTAATGCATGGGTATGTAATGGTCATATATTAAGATTAGTATTAAATCCTTTTACTCCTTCTAGATTACCTTACATGGTTTGTCCTTATGAAATTAATCCTTATCAATTTTTTGGTGTAGGTATACCTGAAAATATGGATGATTCTCAACAAATTATGAATGGTCATGCACGTATGGCTATAGATAACTTAGCTTTAGCAGGTAATTTAATCTTTGATGTTGATGAAACAATGTTAGTACCCGGACAAGATATGTCTGTTTATCCCGGAAAAATATTTAGAAGACAAAGTGGACAAACAGGACAAGCAATTCACGGATTAAAGTTTCCTAATACTGCAAATGAAAATCTAATGATGTTTGATAAATTTAGACAACTAGCTGATGAATCAACAGGTATTCCTTCTTACTCTCATGGACAGACTGGAATACAATCAACAACTAGAACTGCAGCAGGTATGTCAATGTTATTAGGAGCTGCAGCTTTAAATATTAAAACAGTTATAAAAAATATTGATGATTATTTATTAAGACCTTTAGGAGAATCTTTATTTTCTTGGAATATGCAATTTAATAAAGATGCTAAAAAAATTAAAGGAGATTTAGTTATTAAAGCAAGAGGAACATCTTCCTTAATGCAAAAAGAAGTAAGGTCTCAAAGACTAATGACTTTTATGCAAGTAGCATCTAATCCTGCATTAGCACCTTTTGTTAAATTTCATACTATACTTAAAGAAATTGCTAAGTCTATGGATATAGACCCTGAACAAGTTATTAACGACCCTGAGAAAGCAGCATTGTATATGAAAATGATGGGAGGACAAAATGAAAATCAACAGACTGGGAATACTGGTGGAATCCCCGGCATGGGAAGTACTGGAGGAGTACCTTCAGGAGCAAATCCGCTTGACCCAACGGGCGTTGGAGGTGGCAACATTGGAGTTGGAAGTGTTCCGACTACAGGGGAAGCTCAATTCTCTTCGCCAAATAATAGCCCTCAAGGAACAGGTGAACAGTAAATAGTATGGCAGATACAAAAACATCAGAAACTTTAGCACAAGAAGTTAAAAAACAAGATTATGGTATTTATAATCAAGGAAGAATAAAACTTAATTATAATGATGAAACTCAAGAATACTCTGAACAGTATGAACCTACAGAAGGATATAAAATGTTTATCCCTCCTATACCTAAAGATGTTAAATTACCTACTGATGTAACTGTACCTGAATTACCTACTACTGACCCTATGCCAAGTTTACCTTCTGAGCCTGCAACTCCTATAGTACAACCAAGAGATGAAGGTGAAACTGCAGGTGAAAGACGCAGAAGAGAAGATATGGAAAGATTTGGTCCGGGACAAGACCCTATGACATTTTCTAAAACAATGTCTAATATATTTACTCCGGGTACAGAACAAAATCTTTATTATTCTACTAGGGGTATACTAACTCAAGATGGAAATAATTTAACAGTAAATTTTGACCAGATAGATGAAGAAGGAGGATATGGTTTACCTTCTTTCCTAGGTGGTGCATTTAAGTATGCAGAAAAAGATATTATATCTGGAACAGTTAATAGATTAAAATATGCAGGTATTATTGAAGGCGGAAAAGATATAGATGAAACTAAAGGATTGTATACATTTACTATTAATAGAGAAAAAATGGATAAGTATACAGACAATGTTTCTTCTTTAGCTAATAAATTAACTGGAGGCTACAGAGATGCTAACGGTAATTTTGTAAGGCGTAATGATTATTTAATAGAAGAGCTAGGTAAATTAGGTAAAGATGATGCTACTAAATTTATATCTGATATGGCTATAGCTTCTGATAATGATAATATGAAAAATATTATTGATAACGCAATAGCTAATGGAACTAGAGGGGCAGCAGCAGCATTAATAGCTTTCCAAACAGGTGAGGAATTAGATTTAGATAGAAAAGGTTTGTTTGGATTTACTTATTATAATGATGCATTTAAAGAAGCATATACTAATACATTAAATGAATTAAAAGGGGCAGAAGAAGAAGTAAGTGATACTTCTTCAGGAGATTCAAGTGGAGATTCTACAAGAGATAGAGTAGCAGAATCAGGAGACCCTAAAGCACAAGAACTATTAAATGAGTTAAATGATTTACTAAAAGACAAAGATAGAAAACCTGAACCTAACAGAGTACGAACACCTCAAGGAACTAAATCTTCTCAAGGTTTAACATCTAGCCAAAAAGAAGCTTTAGCAGGAAGTGGTGGATTTGCCTCAAAGACTACTGGTACAAAAGCAGGCACTGGTTCATCAGGACCACCGGGAAGAGAAACTTCTACTAAAAAAAATACTGGTTCATCAGGACCACCGGGAAGAAATTATTCAAGTACACCAAAATCTAATACTAATAAATCCAACACTAATAAAACCACAGGAAGTGATAATAAAACAAGTGCAAATTCAAAAGCACTAGGTGCAAGAGGTTTATAACAAGTTTCTACTAACGTAGAAAAGCACTAGAATTTCTCTAGTGTTAAAAGGGCTACCTAGGATAACCTAGCCCCCTTATTTTTTACACAACAAAATAAGAGCTACCTGTTACCATTCGCAGCCCTCGTAACTTAAAAGGAGTTATTCATGAATGAAGAAGAAAAGCAAACTGAAGTTATTGAGGAAGGCAAAGAATCCGCACCAGTGGAGACTAAGTCTGAATCATTAGTAAGTTCAAAGCCTTACAAAAACAAAGACCGTGAGGATGTTTGGAAAGAAGATGAACCCAATAACGAACAGAGTGCAGCTACCGTTGACAAGGACACCGAAGAAAATTCTAAGGCTACTCCGGATGAACAACGCCCTGCAAGTGCTGAAGAAAAGGTGTTTAAAAAAAGATATGATGACCTTAAACGCCATCACGATTCTACTATCGGGAAGCACAAAGATGAACTTTTAAAACTTAAAAAGCAAGTCGAGCAAGCCGCTAAAAAAGCCTATCTACCTCAAATGTCTAAAGATGAATTAGATGATTGGAGAAAAGACAATCCTGAAATGTATGATGTTATGAAAACATTAGCATATGAGGAAGCTGATGAAAAAACGAAAGCTGTTGAAGTTAAACTAGAAGAGATTAAAAATGCTCAACTAAATTTAGCTAGAGAAAAAGCAGAAGTGGAATTAATTAAATTACACCCTGATTTTTACGATATTAAAAGCAGTGATGAATTTCATGAGTGGGTTGATAAGCAAGATGATATGATTAAAAATTGGTTATACAACAATTTTGATAATGCTAAACTTGCTGCTAGAGCTATTGATTTATATAAGATGGATTCAGGTCTATCTAAAAAAGCAAAAGTATCTAGTTCAGAGGCTAAAGCAGAAGCAGCAAAAGCTGTTACTAAAACTCGAACAGGTGAAGAAAACAAAATGAAGGAAAAGAAAGTTTGGAGCTTAAAAGAAATTTCTAAACTTAAACCTTATGAGTTTGATAAGTTAGAAAAAGAAATCGATACAGCAAAACGAGAAGGTAGAATCACGTCTTAACGAACTAACTAAATAACAATAAAGGAGAAATAAAATGGCAGTATCAAGAAGTTCCGGTTACGGAAATTTGCCTAATGATAATTTTATCCCTCAGATATTTAGTCAAAAAGTTCAAAAATTCTTCAGAAGAGCGTCTGTTGTTGAGGATATCACAAATACAGATTATGCCGGAGAAATTGAAAATTTTGGCGATACTGTGAAAATTATCAAAGAACCTGTAGTAAGCGTACAGTCTTACACAAGAGGTTCAGTAGTAAACCCGCAAGACTTAGCAGATGACCAAATTACTATGGTTGTTGACCAAGCTAATGCTTTTGCATTTAAAGTAGACGACATTGAAGAAAGACATTCTCACATTAACTTTGAGAGTGTTGCAACTTCATCAGGTGCGTATGCTCTTAAGAATAACTATGACCAAAACGTATTATCAAATATGTTCTCAGGTGCAGGAACAACTATTGGTTCCGATGGCTCAGGACAAGACGTAGGTTTTGGTTCTTCAGAAGTAGACCCATTAAACGTAATGGCTAATCATTCTAAGAGACTAAACGCAGCAGACATTCCATTTGAAAACAGATGGTTTGTTGCTTCACCTGCTTTTTACGAGCAATTACAGCAAACTGATTCTAAGTTACTTGACACACGTTTTTCAGGAGACGCTGACGGCGTACTGAGAAATGGTAAAGTGTACGAAGGAAACATTGGTGGTTTTACTTTATATATGAGTAATAACTTACCTGCTTCTTCAACATCTAACTATGAAAAGTTATTATCAGGTCACATGTCTTCAGCTTCAACAGCAAATCATATTGCTAAGATTGAAGTTGTAAGAGACCCTGATTCTTTTGCTGATGTTGTACGTGGCTTACACGTTTTCGGAAGAAAAGTACTAAGAACAGAAGCTCTACTTGCAGAGCATATATTAGTCGATTAATAGAGGAGGAACTATATTATGACAGCATATAATAGCAGTGTTACTTCTACTAACATTCCTGCAAAAAGGGGTGCTAGTATTCCAAGAGTAATATCAGACGTAGTAGATTTTTCTTCTACTACAAATGCTTCAGGCGACACTTTTGATATCTTACCTATTCCGGCTAATTCTTTAGTTTTAGCTGCAGGTTTTGATATTATGACAGTAGGTACTGGTTCAGGAACAGTTGCACTAGGAGATAGTGTAGATGCAGACCAGTATGTTGCAGCAGTAAACTTACAAGCTGCAGGACAAAAAGTAACGCTAGACGCTAACTACGCTTATTCTTCTGCTGATGCTATAAGAGCAACTATTGCTACAGCAGCAGTAAATGGAATAATCAGAGTATGGGCTTGTGTTATTTCACTAGATGATGGTGCAACATTATCTGATAGTGATACACAAACATCAACTTACTCATAATACATAAATAATAAAGGGGGGTTTATTCCCCCCTTTAACTAAATTTAAAATGCCAATATATATTTATGAAAATACTAAAACAGGTAAAGTATGGGAAGAGAATGTCCCCTATGAAGATAGAAATAAAATTGTTAAAAAAAATATAATTAGAATACCTGCAGCTACTAATATGCTTCGTATTTTAGATACAAATGAAAATAAAATTAGAGACCGTTTAGGTAGTATGGTCCAACAAGGTTATAAACAAAGAGATACTCTAGAAAAAAGAGGATTAATAAAAGTTTCTAACACTGAAAAAGAAAGTAGAGAGAAACGTAAACAAAAAAGGAAATGGGTATAGATGAATTATTTACAATTATGTAATGCTGTATTATTAGAACTCAATGAAGTTGTATTAACTAGTGCAAACTTTGCAAATAGTAGAGGTGTACAAACTGCAACTAAAGAGTTTATTAATAAAGGTATTTCTGATTTGTATAATGCAGAATTAGAATGGGCATGGCTACACTCATCTAAAACTCAAGACACAATAGTAGGTCAACAAGAATATACTTTACCTACAGATATGAGAAAAGTAGATTTTGAATCTTTTTATCTTACACCAAAACAAGTTATATCTAATAATGAATTTACAAGTAATATTTCTAATTGGACAACTGTATCTGGTTCTCCTTCTTATTCAAGTTTAGGCAATGGTAGATTATTATTAAATAATTCAGAGGTAACTCAATCAGTAACCGTAACTACTAACAGACCCTATCAGTTAGCAGTAAGAGCAATGGGAGGAACTATTAATCTTAAAGTAGGTACTTCGTCAGGGGATAGTAGTATTATTAATAGTAATATTTCTGTTACTAATGTAGGTGAAGGTAAAATGCATTATGTTTTATTTACCCCTACTGTTTCTACTATTTTTATAGGATTAGCAAATACTGCTAGTGCAGATTATTATGTAGATTTTATAAAGTTAGCAGAAGATTTTCAACCTTTTAAATTAAGATATATTTCTTATGACGATTTTTTAAGAGAATATACTCATAGAGATTTTGATACAGATGTTAAATATAAAAAACCTGATAGAGTATATAGAACACAAAATCACACAAGTTTTGGTTTAACACCTATACCTAATAAAGATACTTACACTATTAACTATGAATATTTTAAAACCCATACAGATTTAAGTAGTGCCACAGATGAACCTTTAGTGCCTTCTATATATCATAGTGTTATAGTTAATAGAGCTAAATACTATTTATATAAATTACGTTCTGATGTTCCTATGGCAAATATAGCTAATGCTGAATATGAAGATGGGGTTAAAAGAATTAGAATAGAAATGTTAAATAAACCTGATTATATTAGAGATTTAAGAGTCAATCTTAATACTTTATCTTCAGGGGGTTTAACTAACGTATAATGCCTGATACCTCTTCCTTAGCTCCTGCAATAGTTAGTTGTTCAGGAGGACTAGTTCTTAATAGAGATATATTTTCTATGCAACCGGGAGAAGCATTAGAGTTAAAAAATTTTGAACCTGATATTGCAGGTGGTTATAAAAAAATATTAGGAACATCATTATATAATTCTAATATTGTTCCTCAAGTTTCTTCTGCAAGTGAACGTATTGTAATGTCAGCTATATTTAATGATGTAGTATTAGCAGCAAGAGGAGGAAGTATTCATAGAGCAGGTAGTTCAGGTTCTTGGACATCTTTAATTACAGGATTAGGAACACCTACTGTTAATTATGAATTTAGAAGATTTAATTTTGATGGGACAGATAAAATTGTTATATGTTCTGGAACATCTACACCTAGAATATTAGATACTAGTTATAGTGTAACTAATGTTAATGCAACAGGAAGTAATAATTTTAAATTTGTTGAAATATTTAAAAATCATATTTTCTTTGCGGGGCATCCTACTAATAAACAAGAAATTAGTTTTATGGGTCCTTTTGAAACTAATAACTTTACCACTAATGATGGCGGAGGAACAATTAAAGTAGATACTGAAATTGTAGGATTAAAAACTTTTCGTGATAGTTTAATTATTTTTGGTAAGGATAGTATATTTAAATTAACAGGGTCTACTACATCTGATTTTGCTATTCAACCTGTTACAAGAAAAATAGGATGTATAGATGGTAGAAGCATCCAAGAATTTAGTGGAGATGTTGTATTTTTAGCACCTGATGGATTAAGAACTATTGCAGGTACAGATAGAATTGGTGACGTTGAGATTGGAACTATTTCTAAACAAATACAAGAAATTATAGATAATATTATAACTCATAACATTAATTCTTTAGTTATTAGAAATAAATCTCAATATAGATTATTTTTTCCTACTAGTGCTGACCAAGCAGAAGATTCAGCAAAAGGAATATCTTGTGTTATTAAAGGTCAACCTGAAGGTGGAGCAGCATTTGAATACTCAGAATTAGAAGGATTAAAAGTAGCATCATCAGATTCTGATTTTATAACTGATACAGAAACAATTATATCAGGTGGATATGATGGTTATATTTATAAACAAGAATCAGGAAATACTTTTGCTAGAGCAGGCAGTACTGTAAATATTAATGCTTTTTATAGAACACCTGATATGACAATGGGTGACCCCGGCATACGTAAAAACATGCAAAGGGTTATTTGGAATTATGAAAATGAAGGGGATGTTAATTCCAGTTTTAAAGTTCGTTATGATTTTGATAGCCCAACAGTACCTCAGCCTGATGCTTACACTTTATCAACAGGAGCAGGTATTGCTGTTTATGGTTTATCATCATCAAAATATGGCACAGGAGTTTATGGTTCATCAGGAGCAAATTTAGTAAGACAATCTGTAGAGGGTAGTGGCTTTACCGTTGCATTGAGAGTAGAAGAAACCACTACTAATCAACCAATATCATTTAAAGGATATCAATTAGAATTTATACCCGGAGGTAGAAGATAAATGGGAACATCATATACAAGACAGCAATCCAGTAATATTACTGATGGTTCTGTTATTGAGGCTAGTCATCTTAATACAGAATATAATCAGATAGAATCAGCTTTTGCTGCATCTACTGGTCATAGTCATGATGGTACAGCAGGAGAAGGAGGATATGTTCCTCTTATAGCAGATTCAGATGCTAATAACAAAATACTTTCAGACACATCTAATAATAGATTTGGAGTATTTGTAGAAGTATCTTCTAGTGCTGTAGAACAATTTAGATTTCAAGATGGAGCTATTGTTCCTGTTACTGACAACGATATAGATTTAGGAACAAGTTCTTTAGAATTTAAAGATGCCTACTTTGATGGTACTGTTACTACAGATGCTTTAATAGCAGACACTGCAGATATTAATGGTGGTAGTATTGATGGTGCTACACTGGGTACTAATAGTGCTATTACACAAGCAGTTATAGATAACATTAATATTAACGGAGCAACTATTGGTCATACTAGTGATACGGATTTATTAACATTATCTAGTGGAGTGTTAACAGTTGCAGGAGAAGTTTCTATGACTACTCTTGATATTGGAGGCACAAATATAACATCAACGGCAGCAGAGCTAAACTTACTAGATGGAGTTACTGCAACAACAGCAGAATTAAATATTCTTGATGGTGTAACTTCTACTACAGCAGAACTAAATTTAGTTGATGGTATAACAGCAGGAACAGTGACTGCATCAAAAGCAGTTATTGTAGATTCCAATAAAGATTTAACAGGACTTAGAAATTTAACAATAGAAGGAGACTTAACAGTATCGGGTGATGATATCACTATGGGTACAAATACTTCAGGTAATCTTCTCGTAGCAGATGGCACAAACTTTAATTCTGTAGCAGTAGGTTCTTTATCAGAAATATCTACAGTAGCAAATGATGATGTCTTTTTAGCAGTAGACACCTCAGGCGGTGGTCTTAAAAAAATTACAAGAAGTGCTGTTGTAGCAGGTCTTGCCACATCAAGTGCTATAGCAAATTTATCAGAAGATTCTACACCACAACTAGGTGGAGATTTAGATGTCAATGGTAATGATATTGTATCAGTATCTAATGGTAACATTAATTTATTACCTAATGGTAGTGGTAAAGTTATATTAGATGGTAATGGTTCATCAGGTGGTGTATCTATAACAGATGGTAATATTGATATTAGAACAGGTACAGGTGCTGTATCTAAAGTAAAGTTTTATTGTGAGTCATCCAATGCTCACGCACAAACACTTCAAGCAGCCCCTCACTCAGCAGGTAGTTCTGCTGTAGTAGTTTTACCAACAGCTTCTGGTACACTTGTTGGTAGCGGTGATAGTGGTACAGTAACAAATACTATGTTGGCAGGAAGTATTGCTGATAGTAAACTTAATACAATATCAACAGCAGATAAAGTTTCAGGTGCTGCTATACAGGTAGATGGTGCTACAGATGGTACAAGTATTACAGTTGCTGATGCAGACAAGTTTTTAATAGATGATGGTGGTACTACAAAGTATATTAATGCATCTCAATTAAATAGTTATATAAGTGCAGAAGCTTCAGCTATTGCTGCAGACAATATTACTGCAGGTGACGCAGCTATAAATTTTACAACTACTGCAGGTAATATTACTCTTGATGCACAAGGCAATGATACAGACATTATTTTAAAAGGAACTGATGGTAGTTCAGATACAACTTTCTTAACTATTGATGGTAGTGCTGCAGGTGCTGCAACATTTAACAGTGATGTTACTGTAGGTGCTTTACTTAAAATGCCAGATGTTACATCAGGCAAAATACTTGTAGGTGATGGTACATCTTTTGAAGAGGTAGCAGTATCAGGAGACGCAACTTTAGCATCTAATGGTGCATTAACAATAGCAGCTACTTCTGTAGAAAACTCTATGTTAGCAGGTTCTATTGCAGACAGTAAATTAAGCACAATATCTACTGCAGGTAAAGTAGCATTAACAGCACTAGAGATTGATGGTGGTTCAGATATTGGAGCAGATTTAACAACATCTGATTTAATTATAGTAGACGATGGTGCAGGTGGTACAAATAAAAAAGCCGCATTATCTAGAGTAGTAACATTAATGACGGCACAAGGATTTTCTCAAGAAGACCCAACCGCACTAGCAATAGCATTAGGATAATAGGAGGATAGATGGCAAATACGTTTAAAACAATAACTAAAGCAGGAGTAACCAGTGCTGATGTTATTTACACAGTAGCAAGTAGTACAACAACAGTGCTTCTTGGTATTATGATAGGTAACACAACAACTAGTCAAATTAC